TACTTCAGGTCTCCACTCACATGGGGAAGACCGACTCCTGTTATTGTGTTTGTCATCACTCATCGCCTCCGATGATCTTCCTGGCGATCTTCGCCACCTTCTTAGGGAGATCGATGACCTCCCACGTTTCCGGATTGCTCTCTGCCATGCCCTTGAACATGGCGAGATCATCCTCGTTCGCAACCTCCACGGGGAGATTCTGAATGAACTCGTAAGGCGTCGCGGCCCTGTCCATCTTGACTCCTCGATGGAGGACTCTCTGCATCCCTCCCTTGTAGACTACCTTCATCCTTGATTCCTCCTCGAATGAAATGGTTTAGAGTAGGGGGTTAAACCCCTACTTGAGGTCTCTCAGCCTTGCGTGGACCTTCCTGTTGGTCACGACGAGTTCACCGATGCCGTACCAGACTCCCCGGATGTTGTGCCCGACCTGGAACATGTCTGCGGACTCGTTGTAGCTCACCGGCAGTCCCCAGAATATCCCGAGATGGTCGTTGTCGTACATCGTGATCGGGGTGATGGTATCTCCGGTCTTGTCCACCAGATCATGCCTGATAATCGGGAATCCATCGAAGGTGGCGATCTTGCCCCCCATCTGAATCCCCGGGCCGACGACGACTCCATCGCCGACGGTCATCTGGTAGGCCTCCATCGAGTACCTCATCTTCGCGTCCTCGATCTCTGACCAGCGACTCCATGTGTCGAACCCTGTGAGATACCACTTGTTGTCCATGGACTCCCAGTATGGTTCGACAGTCTCCCTGATGTCGTTGATGAGCTGTAGCGTCAGGTCTCTGTCTGTTCCGCTCGTCGCTCCGAGGTATGACCCCATGAACGACGTCTCGGTCGAGACATCGATCCCGTACATGTCCTCATCGCCAGTGGTGTATGTCTGTTGTGTGGTCTCAGTCGTGGTCGCCGGGACTCTTCCCAGAGACTCGAAGTTCAGTACCGGGAGGTCGTTGTAGTTTTTGAGCAGGTCTGCCGTGAGGGCACGCCAGAAGTCCTTCTCCACGACTCTCCTGTTCTGATCGACGGCGACTCCGTCGGCCAGTTTTGCCAGAATCTTCAGTCTCTGAGTGTAGTCTGCGACTACCTCAATCTCCTTTGGGCTCGGTGCGATCTCCAAGTAGATCGCTTCGACGCCTCCCCCGAGAGCCGCGCCCTCGGCAATACCGATTCCACTTGCTACCGATGCTGTCTTCACGATTCTGAATCCCTGCCTCGGCCATGCCTTCTTGGGCAAAGCTCCGAGAGGGTCTGTCCTCGTGGCATACGCCATGAACACAGCCATGTCATAGACTGCATTGATGGCCCCTGTGTCAGCGGTCGTCAGAGCGGCCTTTGCCAACTCGTCGACCAACTGAAGCTCCGCATTTCTACCGTCGAGGGTCGGGGACTTGATCTCCAAGGCTTGCCGGACCCTCTCCTTGTAGAAGTCTTCGACGCCCATCCCTGAGTCATCGAAGAACGTCATCTTGTCGTAGACGCTCATCTCTGGTCCCTCCTACTTCTTCGGGGCGATCAAGCCCAGGACATCATTCGCCGAGTTGATCTTCGACCAATCAATCGCGGCATTCTTGATGTCTTCTGGCGACTGCCCCCTGCTCTTCCCTGACCCTGCGGGTTGTCCGATCTTCCCCTCTATCCCGAGTACCCTCTCGGAGAGTTCGGAGAATTTCTTGCCCCAGTCTTCGAGGGCCTTCTTCATCTCTTCGCCGACTTTGGCGAAGTCCCCCTTGGAAGTCTTCAGAGTCTCCATCTCTGCCTTCAGAGATGCAATCTCCACTTCCTGAGCCTTAATGAGGGCCATGTAGTCCTCAGTCTTCGGCTCCTCCTTCTTCACTCCCTCAGCCGGAGGGGGTGCTTGTTTCTCTGTGGTGTCCTTTGGCTTGTCGGCCATTGTAACCCCTTCCTTGTCAACGCCCCCTCCAGGAGGGGTCGCTTGACCTTGACCCTTGCCCATCGATTCCTGCTGGGCCGGTGGACCACTTGCCCACAGCCATCCGCAGAATTCCTCTGGAACATCTGCAAACGATTGTGCGCGGCCTATACAGGCATCCCACCAATCCTCAGGAGGACGTCCGTCCTTCTTGATTGTATCGCCATCCCACCAAGGAAATAGAACTGTCATGGACTTGGCATTCTGCGCTGCCGCATGGGCGATCTTGGCGCATTTCTCCTTATCTGTTACACCTTCACTTTCCTGATTTTCACGACAACCAGCATACACATGCGCGAGAACAGTTTTCTGGTGATCTGTGTAATCCGATGCTGGTTCGGGTGCTTCAAATCCCCCATATCTCTGACCTGCCGCTTTCCCTTCTATCGCGCGCATGATCGTGGCACAATAGGCCTCCGGGTCTTCCTTATCGCTGTTCGCCGCCACACACGCAGCAAAATCCTTGTAGCCACCGAATGGCTTGCTCAGTGCCGCTTGTAGTTGTGCATTGATATCAGTCACGGCCACATTTGTATCTATTCCTGCGGCCTCAAGTTTGGCTAGAAATTCGCGGCATTTCGGGCACTTGACTATCAGTTCTGTAATGGGCATGCCCTTCGCCATCGCCACGATTGCCTTGTCAGTTATCCTCAGTCTGATCTTCTCTTCCATCTTCCTTTCCTCCGAATACTCCTTTGCTAATCCAAACTTTACGATCACCTTCGTCAAGTTCCTTATCTCGGCGTCCCCGCTACCAAGGGCCTTTTCAATCCAGTACTTTTGAGACCAGACTTCCGGGCCCAGACTCTTCGCGAACGATACCCTGTTGACAGTCGCTCCCACATTCGCAGGGTCTTGCCCGACCCATCCCACTGCCCACAATCCGATGTCCGTGATCTTCTTGAAGCATCGATTGTCGATGCAGACAGTGGACTTCCCGGTCGGGACTCCTCTGATCGAACTCGAACCCTTTGTACCATACCTTTGGAGAATCTTCCAGACTTCATCATGGTACGGAATACCTGAAGTCTGAGAATCGAAGATGCCAAACTTCGCCTCGGCATTCCCTCCTCTGAAACGGAACCCTATCGGCTTTCCGATCACGAGGTCGGAATGATACCATGTATAGACCCCATTCTCGTTGAACCAAGGCATGATCTGTTTGAAGGTCTCTTCAGTCAGAAGTTCATTCTGAAGATCAACCATAGGACTTGAGATGAACGACTCGATGATTCGGCCATTCGGCCAGGGTTTCTCTCCTTGCCACGGAATGTCTTCCGGCATCAGGTTTCCCTCCGATCTAGGGCCTCTTGGATTCGGGCGTTCATGATTCCGTCGATCTCGGGAATCGTTTCATCTACTGACTCCCCGAGATACCGATAGGCCTTTGTGCCCGGATGATGGACGGGCTTTGTGGTGAAGACCCAGCCAGTCGGCTTGATCTTGACCCCTCCTGGCCCGGACTTGTATCCGAAGACCATTGCCTCTGTTGACCACGCGAGGAACGGTTTGGTCTTCGGGGCGATGATGTGCGGCCTTGTCCCTCTCTCTACATATCCGGCATAAGGCGCGTTGTACCCAACGATTGCGAACATGTCTCCATATCTCACATTCCCGGTTCCTTTCAGATGGCCGGTCTTCACGTTGACCTTCCACTGCGACTTGGCGAAGATCGAATCCGCAACGTCATAGAGTCCCAGTTGAGTTGCCTCAGTGACGATTCCCGGTGTCTGCTGCAACTTGACAACTACCTCGTCGGCATTCGTCTCGATGTTGACCTTAATCATCCCATCGCTCCCATTGAAGAAGCGGGTCTGCGAACCCAAGTGCATCTGCACATCGGGTGCATATAACCCTTGCCCCCATCTGCCTGTCTCATCCCCTCGAATGTGTACGGATTCCCAGTGAAATTCCGAATGACTCCATCGACCTCGACGGTTCCCCCGAAGGCGACGGCATTGCATATTTCGCAAGTCCTCGGGTCGTGGGCCGGGACGAACTCGAAGACGTCGTCAGGCGCGGCGATCTTCTCCCATCTCGATCTCCTGGCGAGGTTGGTTATCCTTGACATCTCCGTCCTGACGATTCTCTCAAGTTCGAACTTCGTTCCCGAGATGACCTTCGCCAATTCGTTCTTCAGTTCGGCTATTGTGAAGCCACCCGGCGTCTTGTACTGGGTCTCGATTACTTCGAAGAGATTCTTCCTCTGGTCTCCAACGAATCTCTTCAGAGCAGATTCTATCCCCATCGGGTCAACCCTCATGAACTCCAAGGCATCTAGATCGGTTTGCATGAAGGCGGGGTCCCAGCCTTCCTTGTTCGCTCCCTTGTCGAGAACCTCCGAATAGTAGTCGATCTCGAATTGTCTCGCTTCCTTGATGATCTCGGTTTCAAGATCGAGAAGAGCGAGTTCCACTGTTCTTCTGTAATCACTGGCATTCTTGGCGAGACCTATCTTCCCGATTGCTCCCTCTCTGATCGAGAGAAGGTTGTCGAGGAACTTCTTCTCGGCGATTGAGATGCCCTGCGGCACACCTTCTCCTGGCGGCGCATTCCTCGGTAAGAGAGACTTGGAGGCCTGTTTCTGGCCCTCCTTCGGTTTCTCTTCATTCATCGGCTTTTCATCACGGGGGAGTTCCTGACCTTGTATCTGAGGATTCTGTTGAATGGGTTCGGGATTCCTAATCCTGAGTTCCCAGTTCTCATCGATGATGGCATCGACTCCCTGAGACCTCAGAGTCACGAATGTTTGGGCCTTGACCTGCTCGATCTGTGACTTCCTCATGAGGTCGTCCTTCTTCGGCGACTTCATCTGGAACTTCCACGATTTGATTTCCTTGAAGAGGGGCAGAACCTTAAGGTTGAAGAACTCGTTCATCGAGGCCTGGTCGTCGGCCACTGTATCCATCGAGACCTCGATAGTCTCGGTCTCCTGACCTAGCTTCCCCGGTGTCTGGACTCCGAGCATGTTCAGAGAGACTCCCATATTGATGGCGATTGCCTCTCGGTAGAACTCGGCTAGACTCCTTGCATCGAGATCGACAAGTGAGTCGAGAAGGTCGATCACGACGGGGGCTTCCTCCGTCCCAATCATGAGGTTCCTGCGAATCTCGGGGTTCTTCTTCTTCTCCTCCGAAACCGATCTCAGCATATCGTTGACTATGACCTGGGACATCTTCGGAAGAGCAATGATCTTGTCTGCGCTCGTGTTGTTTGCATAGGCCGAGTACTGGTATCTCTCCATCCACTTGATGACCTGGCAGACATACCAGACTCGTTGAACCTTCGAGACTCCTCTCTTCCTTCGACCATACGCCCGGGACAGATTCGAGAGAATCTCTCCATCAGTCCACCGAGCGACTATCTGTTCTCGGTCGTCGACTTGAATCCATCGAGTCTCGACTAGAGGTTGCCCACACTTGGGGCATGACTTGATCGAGTCGGGGTAGTGAATGTCGGGGCCTCCCGGCTTGATGCACTCCTTACAGAAAAACTGCGCTGGTGTACTATCGGCCTTCTCCCTCATGTATTCAGACGGGAGAGGCCACAATGCCGTCGGTCTTCCCAACGGGTCGGGAATCATCTCAAGGAACCAATCGGCGGTGGCTGTCTTGTACCACGCAATCCCTTCGAGAATCGCCTTGATCGAGTATGCGACTGTGCCATCCTTCCCTTCATTCGGCTTCTCGAAGAGGGCCTTGATTCCATCGAGTTCCCTTTCCAGAACCTGTCTGTTGACTTCCATCTCGGGTTCCTTGAGGACGAAGTCATATCCTTCCCTAGTATCTTCGAGAACGATCTTGTCAGTGGCCGTGCCGACCATCCACTCATTCATGACCAGTGAGACGAGTTCCTTCGGATTCCTCAGAGGCACGAGGAATCCATCCTTCTCGATAGCGGCGACGGCCATCGGTGTCTCTGGTCTCGCCCTCCCTTGAGGGGCTTCGGCCTTCGGTGCGGCCTTCGACAATCCGACAAAAGCTCCCCGCAATCTATCGACTAATCCCATCAGTTGACCGATATGCGGCTCTGTTGTACTTAAGTGCTCGTTCAATTCGTCGGAGAAGGTTGCGGCGGTTGGAGTCGAACCAACTACACGGGGGCATGAACCCCGCAGTTTGACCGATAGCCTACGCCGCAGTTATGAAGGGTGCGCCGCTTCATCCTGCCACACTGAGTTGGCAGTGCTCACCACTCCTTCGTCAGCGGCGACTTACCCCGGTTGGAATCCTGATCTCCCCATCGAAGAGATTGGAATGTCGGGGATGTTGGAAATGTTGAGATTTCCTTCGATTTCCATCGAATTGTCCTGACAGTCCGGGGAAGTTCGAGATTCCTTCATTTCCCCGGAATTGTCCCGACTCCTCGGGATTCTTCTAGGAATGTTACACTGCCCGAGATTGTTAGAATATCGCCTCCTCATTACTTAAGAACTGCGCCGATGGGAGTCGAGGGAGGAAAAGTTCGAGAGGAGAGGATTGAACCTCTGCCTCATGCGAGGTTCTTCGAGAGATTGATTTGTTCGACCCCATCAGCGACTATGTCATTGTTTCCTCGATTACTTAGACCCTCGGCTGACCAATCAGAAAAATAGAGGGAAAAGGTTTCAGTCCTGTTCAAGATAACAGGATTCTTGGACATCCCTGAAGGCGATCCCGGCGATCTTCACCATGCGAGTCTTGTGAAAGGCGATTCCGGTCTTCTTCCCATCCTTGTCTCTCGCGTACCAATGAATCGTCTCTGCCGTCTTCCCGCACTTCGGGCATACTTCAGATGCCATCGAAGTGCTCCGGCTTGAGACCTCCCGCAATCTCCTCGACCAGACTCACTCTCTGTATCATGAGAAGAGGATGCTTCGCCTCGAATGCTCTCGTCTTCTTCCATGCCTCTTCCCGAGACTCGGCAATCACGTAGGCCTCAAAAACAGCGACCCACAGTTTGGTCCCCCGATCTCGACTCAGGGTCTTGCCCAATACTCTTGGCACTTTCGTTCCCAGTCATCGAAGTCCTCCGATTTCGGATGATGGATGAGACCCATCATCTGATAGGTCTTCCCAGATTCTCCCGGCTCATTCGGAACTTGTTCGACCCACTCCTCGATCACGCACTTCTTCACCGGGTCGCACTTGATCTTGACCGCGGTGCAGATGGGGCATCTCTTCTTCGGGTCTGCCGGGGCGTTCGCATTTCCTGTCGGGTGCCAAAGGCAGTGACTGAGCTTCGCCTTCGCACGTTCTTCCTCTCGACTCACTTCCTCACATCCTAGACAGGAGTTGTTGGTCGGTCAGTTCCTCCTGTCCAGATAGGATATTGGCGACTGAGACGATAAACCGTTTCTGACTTTTTTCAGTTCAACTGGCCGTCATCTGTGAACGAATCGATTTTTATCATGTCCTATTTCATCGTCACTTTTCGGCCAGTTGATACGGCTTCCACTCGGTTCCTCTCGCTTTCGAGATTGCATTGCAGAGACGATTCAGATTCTTGGCATTCAACTTCTTAATATTCCC